CTTCAACCGGATCCGGCGGAACAACACCTGCTGGCTGGTTGTACAGCAGTAGCAGCGACATTTATGGGCCTGTGTAGAAGTACGCGGTAATGCGGCACTGCACGCCAGCGCCAGCAGCCGGGGCCACGATGGTGGTAGCAGTTGCTGCCAACGTTGCTTTGATGGCGCTCGATAGCTGCTCGTCCACGACTGTTTTTGATGTACCTGCGGCTAGTGCGTTGCCATCGGTCCACGCCAAAGTTCCAGGCAGATTTGTGGACGTGAACCCAAGTGTTACCGCAGAGCCAGCGACAGCAGTTGCAGACGTGTTGTGCAATGTGATGCGAATTCGCGTGATGTAGTGGAACAACCCAGCGGCTGGCGCGGGAATGTTCAATGTTGCCGTTGTGTTTGCCACCGATAGTATGGTGGCTGGTGTGACAGCAGTCATCTTGATGGATGAGTTGGGGTGCTGCGTCACAACCATAGCTGTGTCCGTGGTCGCTGCGATAGTGTTGCCTGGCTTGATGGTCGCCTGACGCCACGGGAACAGACCGTCCGATATTTTGGTATTGTTGCGCCCAGTGTCGCCCATACTCAAGATCGAAACTGTAAACGTCGGCTGCGCGGCTGGTGCTGTTGTGCCGTTGATAACTCCAGCACCCAGAGAGAATATCGCGCCCGAAATGTTCGGGCTGCTCAACGTCCCGACGATGACGCCATCAATCTCAAAGTAAATCTTGCTGGTCTTGTAGTAAATAGCGAAGCGGTGCGCTGCGCCGTCTGTGGGCCGCGTTAGCGCCACCGCGAATGTTCGCGCCCCGTTTGAATAAGCTGCGCCGTAAAAAAGACCGTCTTCGGCAGCCTCAAACACAGCAGCAGAAACGAACGGAATTGCAGCCGTCGGCGTGCCTGCCATGTTGACCAGCCCAAGGTATCGCTTACTGTTGGTTTCGGCTGCTGCTGGTAGTGTCGCCATTGACGCAAACACCAGGTAACCGGACGCGCCTTGAATGCCCGAACCTTTGCTAGTCAGGTGCGACGCTGCGCTGGCAGCAATGCCGACCGGAAACGACACGTTACCCGCGCTCAGAGTCGGGGCCGTCGCGCTGGCAGTCCAAGTGTTTGTCGTGTCAATAACGGCATCAAAGGCGTCAATGATGATCGTTGTCGGATCAAGGCTTACCCGTAAAAACCCGTCACCACGCGCTGAATTATTGACGCCACCAGCTGCGGCGTTGACCGTGCCGCTGACTGGTTGGGTCGGTTGAAAGAATGTCCCACTGACTGGTAGTGCGGTTGCCCTGATCTGCGTGTCCGTGAGTCCTTGGGCGACCATATTAGACACGGCAACCGTCCCACTAACAGGCAGAGCGGTTGCGCGAAGCTGGGTATCAGTCAACCCCTGAGCGACCATGTTGGAGACTGCTACAGTCCCGCTCACAGGAACCGCCGTAGCTCGTAGCTGCGTGTCGGTCAACCCTGTTGGGCCAATAAGAGCGACAGGCAGCGGGTTGGTTGCGCTGGTGTGAACTGGTGCGGCATCAGCGGCACTGTGCCCGATCTTCACGATCTGATATTTCACCCCGGCTATGTCATCGGCTGCGATTATCTCGCCCGTTCCAGGCAGTACGGTGTTATCAGCCAATTACATTTCCCCTTGAACAGTCTCGACTCCAGCCACGCGGCCAAGTTCGTCGCGGATAACCCGCTTTGGCGCGGCCATCATCGCCATCATTTGTTGAAGTGCCTGAAGCGTTGCAGCTGCTTCGCCGTCTTCGCTCTCGTCGCCCACTGTCTCGGCTTGCGTCATTGTTGCGGCGTCCAGCTCCATTGCTTTCATGCGCTCAGATGACTCAATTTGCATGCGTGCAATTTCGAGCTTGACCATTTCAGGGTCAGTCGTTTCCTGAGTTTCAGGGGGTGGCTGCATGGACAACATGCGTTTTGCTTCGGCGTCCTGCTCTTTGATGCCGATTTCTCGCTCTTTGATGCTCAGTTCGCGCTCACGCCCAGCCTTTTCAGACTCCAGCTTGTCAACTTCCTCACCCGCCTTGCCCAGCGCATCGCCCATTTGCTGCATCTGCTGCTGCATTTGGTCAAGTTGCTGCTTGATTTGCGGTGGGATTTCCTGCTCGCCCTCTTCCTTGAGAATCGGCGACTCGCGGCCAATCTCCATCACGTCCCAGGTCTGGTTCAACAGCTCACGCGCATCAATCAGCGGCGCGGTCACAGGGTTGCTCATGGCAAAGTCAGCAAAGGCGCGGAGCTTGTTCGTCAATATCTCTTTCTGCATGAATGAGCTGGTGCCGGTGGCCTGCCAGTCCATAAAGGAATGCTTGCCAAACTCCTTGATTTGTCTCCAAACGTCGGCGGCTTCGTCGCCGTGAATCTTTTTCACGGTTTCAACATCCAGATATTTCAGATTCCACTCAATCAGGCTTTCGACCATCGGCTCGATCCACAACTCATCAATGTTCTGGATGACTTCCTTCATCGGCAGCGAACTGGCCGACATAATCATGCTGATGCCGCTGGCGGTTTTGTTCAGGTTTGAGCTGTCATCGCCTTGGGTGTACTTTGTGATGCCGGTGTCGTCGTCGCTGAACTGCTCAGACATGCGGATCACGTCCATCCAGCCGCCGGTAATGTCCGGCTCGATCTGATGAAGGATGGCGGTTTGGCGCTCTTCAGGCGACAGGCCCGGCTTCATCTGGTACACCTTGCCAGGGAACTTCTTAAAGTCCTCAGTGGCCAGAAACTTGGAGCGGTCCACGCTGGCGGTCCCCAGCAGGCTCATGCCCTTGCCTTCCATGAACAGGCGGAAAGCGGCGTTTGTGATCTTTTGGGGGGTGGCGTTGTTCTCGGCCACGCCAATGCCCCAAATCTCATGCGGTACATCTTCATAGACGCAGCGCAGGGTAGGCGCTTGACCGTAGGGCGACTCGTCCACCTTGACGACCACACCACCGGCCATGATGACCACCACATCGACCATCGGGCCGTTGTCCTCTTGTGCCTCATCATCATCCATGCCAAGCTCGTCGGCTTCTTCGTCGGTGACGCCTTTCATCGCGCTGGCGGGCACCTTGCCAAAGAAACGCGCGACTTTGATGCGGTCGTTTTTGTGCCAGTATTCGACGTTGCCGCGCAGTTGTTGCGTTCTGGCGCTGCCAATGTCTTCGTTGCTGCCTTTGTTGACCAACGCTTCAGCGATGTTGCTGTACCGCTTGTCAGACGCCCAAGCCGCCACCGTGTGCGGGCTTTCCAGTGTGGTCCAGAACACCCCTAGACCGTCGCACACCTCACGCGCTTCCGGGTCGGGGTACACATCCATGGTGTTGGCCAGCTCAAAATAAGGCGCGTCGAACTTGTATTCGGTTTCCTTCAGTGCGGTATAGCCCGCCGAGTTGTCGGCGCTGGTTTCCTTGATGCAGGCTTCACGCACGAACGGGCCAAACACAAAGCCGGTGCCATAGGTCGCCAGCGTGTTGACACCCGCTTTGAGCATGGCCTTGAACTTCATCCGGCTCATTTGTTCCGTCAGAATGTCTTCGATGGCGTCCGCATAAGGCGCCAGCTTTTCATCCGTTGGGCTGGTGTCAAAGGGCAGCTTACCCGCGCCGAATAGCGCATCATTGATCTTGGCACGTGCGGCGCGCACCTTGTTGCGGGTTGAACCGACAAACAGGGTCTTGGCTTTTTTGGACTTGGCCAGGCCTGTTCCGGCGGTGTCGTCGTCGGCGGGGATCCGCATCACATCGCGGTAACACTCCGTCATCTTCAGCTCTTGCGACGTGCGCGACTTTTCCCACGCAATCAGCCGCTCTTCAAGCAGCAACGCCAATGCAGAGGTTTTTTGGAGTGTGTCGGTCATGTGTGTTTAGAAGAAAAAGCCATCAGCGCCGGGGGCGGCTTGTTCGATAGGGGCCAAGTGAGACGAGGTAATCACGGGTCGTGCAAACGTCAAACCCAGCGCGTCGGCGGTGTCGGGTGAGCGAAAGCCGCGCTTTTTCATGTCCTCTTTGCGCTCCATCTTCAAAGCGCTGTTGCTGTCGTAGCTGTAGCGAATCTGGGTCAAATCAGCCTGCATTTCGTCGCTGTCCGGTATCTGTGCCGGTTGCGCCTCCATCCATGACTTCATCTCGCCCCACATCTCGGCCCGCTTATTGGTGTACTTTTTGGCGTCGTAAGGTGACTCGGAGCTGTTGACCTGAACCAGGTCCGTGCTGCCGTAGGGGATCAACTCCTGCAGCCGGTCATAAACCCCGGCACCCAGCCCGCCCACATCGACGGCCACCTGGTCGGGCTTGACCTCTTTGATGATCTGTAGCACCAGTCCAGCGACTTCCATCGTGCTTTTCTTGCTGTAGCTGCGCAGCCAATGCACTTTGCGGCCCTGGCGAAAGCAAATGGACGTGCGGTCGTCGCCAAAGCGCGCCGGGTCCACGC